AAGGCGGACGTGATCGGGTGACCAACTCCGCGCTATCGCGCGTCTTGCGTTATCCCAATGCTTATCAAACGATGTCGGACTTCTTGCTAAATGCTGTCCGTCAACTCTACATCGAAGGCAATGCATATGCTTTGTGCCTTCGCAATGACCGATATGAGATTGATGAATTACATTTAATGAATTCGCAATCGTCTTTTCCACAAATCGCGCCAGAGACGGGAGATATTTTCTATCGGCTCGGCGGTAATGAGGTTATCGAAAATCAATTAAAAGGCGACATGGAGCAATTGATCGTTCCAGCGCGCGACGTTCTTCACATCCGCCTCCACACTGACCGAAGAACGCCGCGACCGCTTGTAGGCGAGACACCGCTGCTAGCGGCATTGAGTGATATGGGTACGCTCGATGCGATGACCGCGCAGCAACAAAGTTTTTATCTTAATCAAGCTCGGCCCTCGGCCGTGTTATCTACCGATATGCAACTTGACAAGGATCAAGTTCAATTCTTGCGGGATCGATGGAATGAACAATCCTCCGGTTTGGCGCAAGGCAAGACCCCAATCTTGACAGCAGGCTTGAAGGTTGTTCCTTGGTCAACGCCGACAAAAGATGCTGCCATTGCAGAGATGGCAAAGATATCACAAGAGCGTATCGCCTTGGTGTATCGGGTTCCAATGGCGGTGCTGGGATTGGAGCATAGTGGCTTCAAGTCTACTGAGTCGCTCATGCAATTTTGGATCGCGACCGGTTTGGGCTTCGCCCTCAACCATGTGGAAGAGGCGTTTGGACATACGTTCCAACTGGACGGTCAACCCGACGACTATGTTGAGTTTGATACCGCAGCACTACTGCGATCAGAATGGACAGCACGGATTGAAGCGCTGGCGCGCGGCGTTCAAGGCGGCATCTTCTCGCCGAATGAGGCGCGCAATATGGAAAGCCTACCAGACGTAAAGTACGGAGACGAACCGCGTGTGCAACAACAGGTTGTGCCGCTCTCAGCGGCTTCAGCCATACAAAAGCCGGTGAGATCGCCTCCACCGGATTCAGGGCCACCATCAGCGCCCCCATCGCCATCGCCTCCATCCGCCCCGCCCGCTCCTCAAAAGAGCAATTCAAGAGGGCCACCGGATGTCAGACGAGAATACACGAGGAGATTTATCGAATATACACAACGCCATGAACGACGAATTGGTTAGTGATGCGTTGTTTGACGCGGGCGGCTTTGTGCTCGCGCAACTCAAACGCGAATGGCGACGTGAATTCGAACTCCAACAAGCGCAATCGCGAGAAATTCTTGCGACGTTGCGTGCTGAGATTACTGAATTGAGAGGAGCTATTCGCGATCAAGTTGCTGCGCGATTGGCTTCAGTTAAAGACGGTGAACCAGGTTCTCCTGGGCCGATTGGTTTGCAAGGTGAACCTGGCGCCAACGGATTGCCCGGGCCGATTGGCCCAATGGGCGAGAAAGGAGAACGTGGCGATGTTGGAGAGCAAGGAGCGCAAGGTGCCATTGGTCCGCAAGGACCGCAAGGCGAAGTTGGACCCGTTGGAGCGATTGGCCCTGCGGGCGAGCGCGGCGAAACGGGCGAGCGTGGCGAAACCGGTCTCACTGGCGCGCCCGGAGAACAAGGCCCTGCGGGCGAACCGGGGCCGATAGGTCCTGCGGGACCTCCCGGGGAGCATGGAGAACGGGGCGAAATCGGACCTCCCGGAGAACGGGGCGAGCGTGGGGAAGCCGGACTTCCCGGAGAACGGGGCGAAGCCGGACCTCCCGGGGAGGTTGGACCGATTGGGCCTAGGGGTGTGCAGGGCGAGCGCGGCGAGACCGGCCAGCGGGGAGAGACAGGCGACACCGTAATCGGGCCTCCCGGGCCTCCGGGAGCCCAAGGCGAGCCGGGTATTCCGGGACCTTCGGGCCAAACCGGCGAGCGTGGGGAAAAGGGGGAGACCGGCGAGCGTGGGGAAAGGGGGGAGACTGGCCTTGGGGGCGAGCGCGGCGAAGCTGGCCCTCCCGGGGAGAAGGGATTAGATGGCGCACCCGGAATCAAAGGCGACAAAGGTGATCCCGGGGATATTGGCGCTCAAGGCGAGCGTGGTGCTCCGGGTGAGATGGGACCGCGCGGAGAACGCGGCGACATCGGGCCTCAAGGAGAACGTGGTGAACGTGGGCTAGATGGATCCCAAGGGCTACAAGGCCCAATTGGCGAGCGTGGGCCTCCTGGTAAATTGCCACTAGTAAAAGATTGGATGGAGGGCACCGTCTTTTACGAAGGCGATGTGGTTCAATATCAAGGTTCAAGTTATCAAGCCCGCAAAGATACGGCGCAACGCCCCGATGAAAAAGATTGGCGACTAATCGCAGCAGCAGGTACGGATGGCCAATCAATGACCATTCGCGGCACTTATGCGAGAGGTGCCATTTACCGGAAGTTGGACGTTGTTACGTTGAACTCATCTTGGTTCGTCGCGCGTAAAGACAATCCAGGCGAATGTCCGGGCCCAGATTGGCAAGTTGGTCCAATTGGCAAGAAGGGCGAGAAAGGTCTACGCGGAGAGCAAGGACCATCAGGACCAGCTGGTCCCGCCGGACGGGATGCGCTCGAATGGGTTGCGGTCAAGGTAGATGCAAAATCCTACACCATTGCTCTGATTATGAGCGATGGATCAGAAGGTCCAGAGTTCAACTTGCGGGCCTTGTTTGAACAATTCGATATGGAACGGAAGGGAATGGGATCATGACGCTTCCTGCTCCGCAAGGCTCCGTGTATCCACCGCCAAGATTGCGTGTGATCGAGAGCGGTGTTGGTTCTGCTCCGAGAGTAATCGGAACTCCTGTTCCTGGTACGACAGTTGCTGGAAGCGTTACCCAACTTCCAGCTCAAATCAATATCGTGACTTATGCAGGTGATGATCTGGCGTTCGAGTTGCCGATCACGGATAGTGAAGGTGCCGCGGTTGATATGACAAGTGCTACTATCTTGGCACAAATCCGTCAACGCCCAGAGACGCCAGATCCACCTGCTGCATCCTTTACATCATCCGTAAACGCGAATGTAATTACTCTCAGCCTTCCAGGTTCAGCATCCCAAAGCTTGAACGGCGCGTATGTTTGGGATTGCCAGATCACTCTCAACAGCAAAGTTTGGACACCTGCTGCTGGCGCAATCACCATCACTCACGATGTGAGCTATCCATAATGGCTGATCGCTTCATCAAGGTTCTCGACGCGGCTTCGTCATATGAGCTCATGACGCTTGAAGAAGCCAAGATGATGCTGGGTATGGCGCTCAGCGACAACTCGATGGACCAACAGCTACAATTTTTCACCGATGTCAATTCGGCAATGATTATGCGATATTGTAATCGTATCTTCGCGCGCGAGCGCGTCGAGGAAAGTTGGGGTGAGGTTCAAGATGGCCGTATTTTTCTTTCACATTGGCCGGTGAGAGAAGAGGATATTGAAAACATCTCTATTGGAGGATCGTATTATGGCTACTACGGCGGCTTCATGGTCGATGAGGCGGCTGGAAAAATTTCTGTGGGCTCAACGGCAACAAACGTGGTGGTCACGTATACTGGTGGGTACGATCTACCTGCTCAAGCGCCGCTCCCATTGAAGCAAGCGGTTGCACTTCTCAATAAACAAAGTTACTTAGCGGCCAAGATTGGCGGCTCAGGCGGTGCGGCGCTAGCGAGTGGCGTGCGGATGATCGCTCATCGCGATAGCCGAGTGATGTATCACGATCCTAGCAAAATTTTGCAGGCTCAGAATATGTTGGCAACATCGGGAGGTAAGGGTGTAGGAACAGATGATGCGCTTCGTTCCATTCTCTATCATTACATGCATCACGAAGTTTGAGCGCAATGGATATTCAAATTGACACAACTGCGATTGGCTCGCTACTCGAAGCGATGAAGAATCAAATTGGCTGGATGAAGGCGGTCGGCATTGGACAATTTACAGACGATTGGCAAACCGAGGATATGAACCGGCAAAAGCCATTCACTCTCCGCGCGCGGCGCGCGGGTTATGCGCTTGCGACTGTTCATCCGCACTCGTTGTATGAGACGTTGAAGGCTGCTGGCTATCGCGCGGGCGCGACCAAGGAGGGCCGGAGATATAAGCGCGCAGCAACGAAGCAATTGAAGGCGCAATTACGACGTAAGGCATTGATGGTGTCGAGGCGACGCAAGAAAAAGAAGAAGGTGGTTGTGCGACGGGGACCTTGGTCTACACGTCCGATCTTACGGCAAGAACTTCAAGGACTGTTGATCGAACGTGGCAATGAGTTCGTCAGAACTAATCTCAATTGGGCGAAGGCGAAACAATGGTCGCAGGCGGGATAGATGGCGGTCCATAATCTTCCCAACGAGTTGTTCATTATTGCGTTCGATGAGTGGGCACGACCCATTACTGTTACATATCAATCTGGTGGAACTCAATCTGGGCGCGGATATTTTAGCACTTACGATGCAGAAATCATTTCTGAAGCTGAAACCGTTTATTCGGATCAAACGACCATTCTTGATATCTTGAATGAAGAATTTCCCAAGGTTCCAGATACGGGCGACACAGTTGATATTCCGGCCGATCCGATTTCTGGCAATCCGGCCCTAGGATCGTATCAAATTACCGATGTCGATCCATATGATGCCAATCAACTTGTTACCAAGTTCACTCTACGCAAGGTCGATACAAATAAGCCATGAGCCTTAATCCGTACCGCGTTCCTGTTCCGCCTGATGGTCCATCGCTACAAACTCAAACTGGTGCTTGGGTTTTACGCGAATCATTCTTGATGGCGTTGCAACGGTTGCCATATTTTTCATTGTTTAGTGTCCGGCGTAATCCGCATGCTGGGCAAATACAAAAGAAGGAGTTGCCGTTGCTCGGCGTTTATATGATGAGCCGAATGGCGGTGCCAGATAGTTCTGACGGAAACAGAGGCGCTCACGGCGCTATCAGCTTCCTTGATACTTGTCGTATTGGCTTCCAAGTAATGATCATTAATATGAATGATGAGGCTGCTGAGCGAGAACTTGATCAAGCAGAACGTGCGATTGATGTCGGACTTTGGAAGAATGGACATATCACCAATTTGTTTACCAGCTGGAATATTTCCGATCAGCGCTTTGAGATGATTGACAATATGCATTTTGAAGATGTAATCCGGGGTGACTCGCGAAAGAAGTTCGGCTCAGTTGGCGTCAATAATGAAACCGCCATCGCTGAGCTACAATATGATATCCAAGTGACATACCGAGAATACTTCGCCCCGGATATCACCGATGATTTGTTGCGCTTTCACGGTGAGGCATTCCCGGCAAACTACCGAAAACACGAAGCCTATGACGAGATCGTCCACGTTGAATATGAATGGGAATTCCCGCGTTAGAGGAGAACAGGAGTCATGATCACTATCAATCCGTTTACGTTTGGCCCTCAGAATACGGCCAAGATGAACGCGCAAGTAAACGCAGGTTCTGGTAGATATGCCGGAGATGCGCGGTTAAAGCAGTTGCGCGAGGCTCGCAGACTTCCGCGCGTTCGTGTCGTTCCAACTCGGCCGGAATTGCGAGCCGTCTTAGGACATCCTAACGGAATGCGCTTCCGACCGTCTGGTTCCATCGAATGGCCGATGGATAGCTACACCCAACGTCGTATTCGTGATGGTGATGTGCGTGTAGTTGCTGATGTGAAGCAACCTGCCGCTTCGAAGCGTGCCGCTGAACAACCTGCGCAAACCGTGCGTAGGCCGCACTCTTCAGGTGGAGGGAGCGGATCGAAGCCTTCATCCTCGTCGTCATCTTCTACATCGTAAGTAGGCAATCCTGCCGCGCGCGACTTGCGTGGCTAACGCAAGGAGAAATGAACTATGCCTATCAGCTTTAGTCAAATTCCCGCTGATCTAAAAATTCCGCTGTATTGGGTTGAAGTGGATCCATCGCGCGCCGGCATTCCTCTCATCCATCAACCTGCGTTGTTGGTTGGGACAATGACGTCGGATGGCGATGCTCAACCGAATGTTCCTATCGCTATTGGAACACAAGCTCAAGCTAATGCTCACTTCGGTATTGGTTCAGAAGTGGCGCGAATGTTTCGCACTTACTTCGCCAACAACTTCGCTAATGAAGTTTGGGGTCTTGGCGTTCCAGAACCGCTGGGCGCAAGCGCTGCTGCGGGCGCGGTGGTAATTACTCGCCAACAGCTTGAGGCGGGTACGATTCATCTCTATATCGCGGGTCGTCACGTTCCCATCAATATCGCTGCATCTGATACGCCGCAAGAAGTAGCGTTTGCGATTGAGGCGGCAATTGATGAGCAACCCGACCTTCCGGTGACTGCGAAAGTCGGTACCACGGCGACCGCGAGCGGAACAGGTACATCGTCAGGGACTAACTTGACGATCAGTAACTTTACTGCCGTGTTGACTGGCGCATCTGTTCAACCTGGCGATACTGTCACCGGTCTCAATACTCCTCCCGGTACCACAATTGTAAGTCAAGTCTCAGGTACGCCGGGAGGCAATGGTGAATACACCATTTCCCTGGATGCGACTGAATCGCTCGATCCGCTCGACATCAATTTGCGGGCATCGGGTACGGTCGATGCTACGGCCGGTACCAGCATCACGGTTTCTGGTTCGCAAGCGCAAGAAGCGAGCGTGACCCAACCCGCCGGTATTTGGCCCGGCTACTCTATCGTTGGCGTGGGTGTTCCGCCGAATACTAGCATTCTTAGTCAAAGTTCAGGAACTCCTGGCGCTGATGGAGTATATGTTCTCAGTGCGGCAGTTCCGGCGCTCACAGCAGTACCTTGCAAGTTCGGCATTACTTGTACAGTTAACGGTACTTCTCATGGTCGTATTCTTACTGTGACGGCTTCGACTGGTACCATTGGTCTCGGTGCTGTTGTATCTGGAACGGGTCTCACCGCTGAAACGGTAGTTGAGAGCCAACGGTCAGATGTGGCCAAAGGTAGCGGAGATATTGCCGGTACGGTACTCACTGTCAGTTCTGTTACGGGAGCGCCAATTGGTCTCGGTGCGCGTGTGGATGGGGCCGGTGTTCCTTCTGGTACCCATATCACTGGACAAGTTAGCGGCACTCCAGGCGGTATTGGAGATTATACCCTCAACAATGGTGCGACCCTCACAGGAGTGTCGTTGACCTTTACGATGGCTCCGGCTACGCCTGGTAAGGATGGCGTCTACATCCTCAGTAAGGATGCGACTGCTGCTGGTGTGCCGGTCGATTTTAGTGCGACCGATAATGCCGTGCGTTTCACTTGTACTTGGAAAGGCGTTAACGGCAACGACATTCGCGTGGATATGAATTACTATGGTTCAATTGGCGGCGAAACGACGCCCGTTGGCCTTGGTATTCAACTTCCTGCGACTGGCTTCCTCTCTGGTGGTGTCGGTGTGCCGGTCTTTGATACAGCCATCACCAACTTGGGTGAGAAGAACTACGAATATGTGGCGATGCCCTACACCGATAGCACTTCGCTCAATTCTTGGGAGCTTGAATATGGCTTCGAAGACGTTGGCAGATGGGGCTGGCGGCGGCAGTTGTATGGTCATATCTTCTCGGCGCGGCGCGATACCTACGCCAACTTGATCTTGTTCGGTAATACGCGCAATAATGGCATCACTACTGTTATGGGTGTCGAAAAGACGGCTCCTTCGGCTGTATTCGACTTCACGGCAGCTTATACCGCGAAGGCTCAGCGCGCTCTCATCAACGATCCAGCGAGACCATTGCAAACCTTGAGTTTGAATACGGTCAAGTTGGCTCCGTTGCATGATCGCTTTAATACAATCGAAATTAACGCGCTGGCAAGCAACGGTATCGCGACCCAAAAGGCCGGAAGCGATAACCAGCCGATGATCTCAAGAGAGACGACGACATACCAGCTCAATCTCTATGGGTATCAAGATGATGCCTATGAGCTGGTTACTACGCTGGCGACGTTGGCTCGCCTTATTCGTAATCAGCGCTACGTCATCACCAGTAAGTATCCGCGTGTGAAGTTGGCAGATGACGGTACACGCTTTGGCCCGGGCCAGGCTATCGTGACGCCAGGCATCATCAAAGGTGAGCTCATCGCTGAGTATGTGATGGATATGTACAACGGTCTTGTTGAGAACCTTAGTGCGTTCAAGAACAACTTGATCGTTGAGCGTGATCCGAATGATCCGAACAGGGTCAATGTGTTGTATGGACCGGACTTGATTAACCAACTTCGTATCTTTGCGGTGTTGGCGCAATTCCGTCTCCAATATGACCGTGGCGTTGATACTCAGATTATCGGGTCCAATCCCGGCACCATCGGAATGACCGGCATTCTGCCGTCACCGTTCAATATCTCTGGCGTTGCCTAGCGATATTGTATCGTAATAGCGAGGCGCGGAAATTCTTCGCGCCTCGTTTCTTTCTAATTCGAAGAATGGAGGAATACAATGGCGGTTCGTTTTGCTGGTATTGCCTTCCTGTCAGTTGATGGGAATCAATATCAACTCCGCGGCAACTTCACCGTGAGCCCATCTCCGGTTGAGCGTACGATGATTGCCGGTCAAGATGGGGTCCATGGCTATCAAGAGCTACCCCGCGTGCCATATATTGAGGGCGACCTCAGCACCGTGCCTGGACTTAACTTCGAAGACTTGATCACTCAAACAAACAGTACGGTTATCGCCCAACTTGCTAACAATAAGCAATACACCCTTCAAGGAGCGACCGTCAAAGGAGGGTTCGAACTCAACACCAGAGATGGTCAAGCGCGTGTACGCTGGGAAGGCGTCACGTGCTCAGAGATCAATTTGTTCTAGTGAAGGAGTACGTCGCTCATGCCTGAAGGTTTCCAAACTGACGAAATGCCGCCGCGGCCGCGACCGGAAGCCCAGCAAATGCGTCCGCAGCCTCAGCAAAATGGGGGCGCTCCTCGTCCTCTACCGCCAATCATCGATGAGAAGGCTCTCCCAGAGGCTCCGCCGATAGAAGAGCAAGCTCCGCCTACGACGTTTACGGAGACCTGGCCTATTCGCGTCAAGCTTCTCCACAAGGCCATCCGCAATAACGCCAATGAAGTGGTTAAGGAGTTGGTGTTTCGTGAGCCGACCGGAGGCGACATTAATCGTTATGGTAATCCTTGCCGTATCAACATTGATGGCGAGGTTATTATTGACGAGCAAAAGATGTCGCGCGTTATGGCGGCGCTTTGTGGCATTCTTCCGCCACTTCTCGATCAGATGGACCCGCGCGATTGGAACTCGGCGGCGTATCGGTTACGTGCTTTTTTTCTGCCCGAGGTGGCGGCTTGGTAGGGTCAGACGAAAATCTGATTCTCGATTGCTACCGCCTCGCACGCTTCTACCAATGCTCTCCGGAAGTCTTCCTGAACATGCCGTTCGGTGAAGTACATCTTCATTTATATCGGACGATTCAGTTGACTCGCATCATGCAACGCGAAGCTGAGGAAGCGCGTGATGGCTAGTTCTGAAGAACTTGTCATTCGTGTCACTACGGACGTTAATGCGAAGACCAAGGAGCAGGTCGAGCAAACCAAGCAAGCTTTCCGTTTTATGGGGGGCGCTGAAAATCAAGGCCATTTTGAAAAGATATTTAAGCACACCGGCAATCTAGAGCGCCAGATTAAATCGCTTGCCGAGAGTATTGGGCGCGGCGCTCCCATCCAAGGAATGACGAACTTCATCAGCAACTTTGGTCGCGCGGGCGCGGTCATCGGTGGCATTTCAGTTGCTGCCGGATTGGTCATAAATCATATCAATAAGGTCGCCAATAAGACGATGGATTTGGCGCGGGCAGCGAGACGCGCTATGGTTCATCCAGCGCAATTGCAAGAGATGAGGGAAGTGGCAGAGCGTGGAGGTGTGTCGGCTGAGTCCATGGACTCAATGGCACAATCGTTCGCTGAGATGATCGGTAATTTGAAGACTGGGTTACCGGAATATCGCGAACAATTCTTCAGGAACTTGACCAATCCGCAAGACCGCGAAAAGATGCGGGCGACGCTAGAGCAGATCATTGCTTCTGAAAAACCGATAGGAATGAATCTCGCGAAGGAATTCGCGGAAGGAATTCGGCGTCATTATACCAGCGTCGGAAATCCAGAAGAGGGAGCACGCATCGCTGAACAATGGCTACAAGTTTGGTTCGGCTCCATAGATATGGACCGCATCAAAGAAGAGTTCAAGACGGTATCAGAAGATGCCAAGAAGGCGATGGACTCATTAGTTGAGGCATCCGAGCAATGGGTTGTCTTGACCAATACCATTATCCAAAATTTTAATCGCATCATCAATATGGTGACTCTCGATGTTATGAATGACCCGTTGTTGGGTCCGATATTGAGAGGAATTGCTAAACTATCGCAAGCCGCAGCTGGCGCAGCCGAATCAGCGTATGCTCAAGGCGAGCGGCCTTGGTGGTTGCCATATCCTTCGGATGTTCTCAGGGGTATTCATCCATCAACAATTCCAGCTGAAATTTTATCCAGATATTTGCGAGGCAATACGAAGCTTCCAGGCGCTCCAACCATAGAACTTCCAGAAGTTGAAGTAAACGAAAATAGATTGCAAGACCCTACCAGGCCGCAATTCTTGATGGAGCTTGAAAAGCAGGTAGATCATATTGCTGAGTTGGTTGAGCAGTTCCAAAGATTTAACGCGTTACTAACTGGTCAAGAATTATCAGTGGGGGATTTATCGGCAATTACGCGCGGAGCGTTGACAAACGTTCAAGGCAATCCGGCCTTTCATAATTCACCGCTCGGCGGCGCGAAGGGTGAAAGCAATCCGATACAACTTCCGCCCGATGAACCTCAACCTGGTGGCGGGGCGGCGGCAGAAGCCCGTGACTCGCCTGGTTTTCGAGGCGGTCGTGAGGCTGCCAAAGAGGCTGATTCGAAGCTGCGGAGCGGTATTGCTGGATCAGTCGATCAAGCGATGAAATTGGTTGGGCTGAACGAAAAGAAGGATCAAGATGTACTGAGAGAATATATGCGTACGGGCGGCCGGGGATTGACTAGCGATCAGAATGCTTGGTGCGCGCGTTTCGTCAATGCTATTAATGTCAATGCTGGATTGCCGTCACTTGAATCGCAGGTTGGTGCAGAGCGTGCGTGGTCATCTCGTGCATTTGAGCGTTGGGGAGAGAAGGTTGATCTTTCCAAAGGGGATACAATTCAACCGGGCGATGTGCTTATCAAAGCGCGGGGCAATGATCCAAACAAAGGTCACGTCGGCGTCGCCACTGGAAATTATCGTCTTAATGAGAAGACGGGTGAATATGAATATGAGATGTTGTCTGGCAACATCGGTGGTGAACAGGTAATCCCTGGCACCAACAAGCCAGCACAAGGCGGCGGTGTCGGATTGACTTATGAAACAATCGGCGGAAAGGCTGGCGGCGAAAGCGCGCCTGGTGCAGGTAAAGGCGGTGTTCTTGCCGTGCGTCGTGGCCAGCGAGCAGCCGATGCCGTTCAGATGGTTGACACCGGGCCGGAAGAGGGCGCGGGCAAGGGATTGAGGCTCGATCCGACTAGCACGGCGATTGCTGCTAGCGGTGAGCGCGGGCTTGATGCGCAATTGGGTATGCCTGGCGCGAGCGAAAGTAGAAGCGACAGCGACATGAGTGCTGTTGCGCTAATGGGCAACAACAATTATTCAGATATGTTAAAGCGCAGCGGTGATATGGTCGGGCGTAGTGGTGGTTTCGATGAGAGTGACGATCCAATTGGTATGCGCAAAACGATGGACCGCGATTTGGGCGCTGGTTTTGGTGGCGACGAATCACCATCTGTTA